CGTAAGCGGTGCGAGCACCACCCTTACTGCGAGTCACCGCGTAAGCGGTGCGAGCACCAACCTTAAACGCGAGGCAGCGCGTAAGCGCAGACGAGCACCACGTGTTGCCCGCCACGCTAGTTGGTGATATATTTTGTCGAAATATTTTGAAGTTTATTTTTTTGATATTTTCTGATTTCTCTTTTGATAAAGTCGGTTTGTTCTTTCATAAAAAAATAATACGTGCAAAATATTAGGAATTTTATAGGATATAAGAATTTTAGGAAAAATAAGAAATTTAAGAATTATAAAATTAATACGTGCAAAATATTAGGAATAAAGTAGGATTTAGGAAAAATATGAAAATTTTTTTGTAAATTATTTAAGAAAATAAATAAATAAATCCTAATTAATTAACAAGTTACTTAATTATAAATTAAGCATTAACATAACATAATTAAACTTAATTATATAATAAGCAATGTCATGTCCAACAACTCCAAGTCAGTCAATGAGTCAACAAACAATGAAGAAGAGGTTTTGTCCCAGTCCATTGACTCTTGGGAGGAGTCAGAATGTAGTAGCCGACTTGGGAGGATGCACAAGTTGGACACCTCCAGAAATGGAAGTCGCCGAGTCGCTCCTAGGAATGAGCCAACAGGATCCCCCCCTAGAAGAAGAGTGCTCGGTATCGATGACCAATGTGGAGAATCTGGACGAAGTCGAGTTCGATCCAGAGGATATTGCTTCACTATCAACAACTACCTCCCCGAAGACGAACAGAGACTTCGTAGTCTTGCGGGGCAAGGGGGGCCTTGTACCTACGTGGTGTGGCAAAGGGAAAAAGCACCTGAGACCGGTACGCGTCACTTACAAGGCTATGCGTACTTCGTTTCGCCGAAAGATTTCGGAGCAGTCCGAAAACTTTTCCAAAGATCTAACGGAGCTTACCATGCTAGCATCTTCGTTGCAAAAGGTTCTCCCGAGCAAAACATTAGATATTGTACAAAGGAAGACACAAGGCTTGATGAGCCTGGTAGCGGACCTTTTGAGCTTGGGAGACGACCTGGGGGGCAGGGTCACCGGTCAGATGTGGACGATGCTGTGGAAACAGCTAAACAGTCAGGTTCCTATAAAATTTTTAGTTTTATGCACAATTATTAATAGGTAGTCTCTCTGAAGTTATTACTCAGCACCCTAGCGCATATGCTAAGTTCTCACGCGGAATCGCTGAAGTCTGTACCTTCTACGCAGCGCCTAGAAGCTTTAAAACAGCCGTTCACTGGTTTTATGGGTCAACAGGAACTGGAAAATCTCGTCTGGCATACGATGAATGCGTGCGCTTACTTGACTTGGAGGAATACGACGGCGAGCGATCTGGACCAATGTGGCGACCTTATTTCAAAATGGGCTCGACTAAGTGGTGGGACGGATATGTAGGTCAGCCTTATGTAATTATTGATGATTATCGTCCTGACCTTTGCACGTTTAGTAATCTTTTACAGTTGTTTGATAGGTATCCTATGCGTGTTGAGTTTAAGGGTGGTAGTTGTCAATTTGTAGCTAAGTATATTTTTGTAACTGCTCCTAAATCACCACGTGATATGTGGTGTAATAGGGTAGAAGAAGATATAAATCAATTAATGCGTAGAATTACTTTAGTTAGAGATTTTAATATGTTTGCATATAATCCTTAAATTAACAAAAATTATAATGGAAAACCACTGTATTCTATCCATCTGTTTTGTTCAATATGAATTGCAAATTCAAATCTTGATCCGGTTCTTCCTGTATTGCCCATTTCAAAAGCAAGTATCGCTGGTTGATTGGCAAGACAGGTAAATCTAAATCGTAGACATGCTCTTTCAGCAGTTCCTATGGGATTCTCGTTAGGGGAACCGGATATATATTGAAATGGTGTAATGACATCATTATCATAAATTATTTTAATATCGTGGGATCCTTCATTTCCTTCTCCCGCCAAATAAATTGTCATTGAAGCTGTCCAATCAGTTTGTTTTGGTGGTAATAAAATAGCGGATAAAGAAGTTTCAGTGTTAGGTGTATTAACATTTGTTGCCCCTGTTTTTCTCCAATTTCCAGTTGTTGGGATATTTGTTAAACGGATAACATAGACATTTTCAGTACTATCGTTTAAGTTAAAATTATTTAAAGGTGTGCCATCTTGTACTACAATTTGGTTTGTATAAGAGATAGGGCCTGCTGGATTTTTTGTTTGGCTAACAAGAGCATCTCCATTAACAGCAACATTTATTGTATTGTAAGTGTTAATACTATTAGTGGTAAAGGCAAGTGCTTTTCTTGCTCCCAAAATATTATTATAATTGTTTGGACCACTGATTGGTTGTGGAATGGAGCTTCCTACTGTTTGTACGTCAATTAATGTTTCCAAACTTGGAGTGTTAATATCTAAAACTTTTGTTTTTGATAATCGTACTTTGTAGTGAACCCATAGTTCACCATATTGTTGATTGACACTGATATTTGCGCCGGATGTGGCTAATTGAAAAACAGCTAAGTCGTATGTTTTTGGATCTTGATTAAAAGGAACTGAAGAAGTTCTAATATATTCAAGATTTCCTTGTCCTGTTTTTTTTTGGTCACATTCGATTCCGTGGACTGCATGATCTGTAACTTTTAAAGAGTTAGCATGTTCATAATTTTCCATATTATTTTTATTAGTGAAAGCTGGATTAGTTGGATTATATTGTGTTGCCATGATGATAGTACCGGAGGCTGTACTATTTCCTTCAGTAACAACTGATTTATATTCGAAAACAAGTTGAATAAATTCATATTCTTCAAAATACTTGGCAATTTGAGATAACCAAGGAAATGTATCTGACAAACCGGGATTAATTATTCCAAAAAATTGAGTTTGAAATCCAGCGGAGGATGGAATAATATCTTGTAGATATTCACTATGACAAATCATAACATCGTTAGTTTCATCTCCGACACTACGCATAATTGAAGAAGGACCGGTTGGATTAATTAATTGATTGTGTTGCATATTTCCAGATTTTTGTAATTGATAAGCTCCGCGTCCTCTTATAGAATCTTCTAGTTTTGATCCTGCCCAACCTCCAATTTTATCAAGATATGGAATACCAGAAACATTACCAGCCCAACGACCTAACATAGTTCCACCTAGGTTACCCCAGTAACCTCCACGACCTATGAAACCTACTTCTTTTCGATGAGCTCTTTGAGCAGCGTTAGCTGCTCTATAAGATGGACCAAAATATCCAATTGATTGTGTGGTTCCACGTTTGGTGTATGATCTTCCATACTCAGAGTATGGATATTTTTTATTAATTTTTGCATTGATAGCTCTAGCAATTCTTGCTTTTGCAGATGTAGAGAATCCAGTGTCTGTTCTTTGTCTTTTTGGCATATTAGTACTAAATTAATAAATTTTGTGATTAATTCTAATATATAAGTCAAATTTAAAGGCATTAAGACTATATTTTCAAAATATTAGGAAAATGCCGAAAAGAAGTTATGAAGAATATAAGAAGAAAGATTTTCCTGTTGAAGATAAAACATTAGTTATTCAATATAAAACTGAGGCATATAAACATGGTCGAAATGAAAAGTCTTTTAAAAATTTTATGGCTACCAAGGGTATATATAACTCAGAATTGATTTTACTAAGAAGAGAAAGTAAAAATTATACTGCGGTAGATAATTTTATAAAAGACTATAATTTTGTTGGAAGTATGGTGATTAGTTTAGCCGATGAGAAAACAGGAAATGCGCATGCAGTTTGTTTAAGACGGTTTCATAGTAATGAAAAATGTTATTTTTATGATCCTGAACATTCACCTGATGATATGAAAAGATATGGTTGGGGTTGGAGTAAGTTTTTTGAAGATACGAATATTGTACAGTCAAAGTTTATTAAGTATATGCAAAAACTAATAATAGCGAAGACTATATTATATCAAGTTGATAAATGGGATGAAGCAAATACACAAAAAATATATACATTTTACAATGATATAAAAATTACTGTAGATGATTGTTGTTTTTCTGTTTGTGTTGCATATATACGATCAGATGGTAGTTATTCTGATGCGTTGAAAAAGTTTTTTCAATTAAATTAAGAAAAAAATAGGATTTAAGAATATTAGGAAAAATAATAATTTTAGGAAAACGCCAATTTGCCCGCCGTTAGGGCACAGGGCCAATACCTGCCAGATATAAAATTTGCCCGCGTTAGGGGGTGGGTTTAGGGTACAAAGTCACGTCTAATATTACCGTGACTTTGTGACCACTTTGTGACCAACGGCACAAAGTGGTCCTTTGCTGAGGACCGCGAAGCGGTTCGAAGCCAACGCGGAGGACCGCGAAGCGGTCTGGAGCCCACCCCTACTGCGAGTCACCGCGTAA